GTCCTTTGACTGGACCACCCCGAGCGGCATTGCGGGCAAGTTCCTTTGCGAAGAGTGGAGCCGTACCGTGGAAGAACCCAATCTGGAAAACATCCGAGCCACGTTCAGGCAGGTGTTTGATCTCTCATGACAGCACAAGCCATCACCTCAGAAATTCAGCAACTTTCCCCGAGTGCTGTCATCGAGCTCTTCGTGATGGACCTGACCCTCTTCAATGAAGGGGTTGTTCGATTTCATGCGGGCACCAACGAGCTGCGCCGTCAGGTGGTCTGGCAAGGCAATACCTATGAGCCGTTCCCTATCCAGGCTGAAGGCTTTGAGTTCAACGGCAACGGCCAGGTACCGCGTCCCAAACTCAAGGTGGCCAACGTCACGGGCAGCATCACTGCACTGATCCTCTCCTACCAGGACCTGGTGGGGGCTCGGGTCACGCGAAAGCGCACGCTGCTCAAGTACCTCGATGCGGTGAATTTCGGGACCGGTACCAACCCGACCGCAGACCCGACGGCCGAGTTTGCCGACGATGTTTATTTCATTGACCGCAAGTCCCGGGAAACCCGGGATGTGGTCGAGTTTGAGTTGGCTGCATCCTTTGACCTTGAAGGGGTTTCCTTGCCCAGACGGCAGATTGTTCAGAACGTCTGCCCCTGGAGCTACCGGGGCTCGGAATGCGGCTACACCGGGACAGCCTATTTCAATGCCAACGACGAGATGGTAACTGGCCGCACGCAGGATGTCTGCGGCAAACGACTGGTGTCCTGTCAGAAGCGCTTTGGCTCGAATGCCGAGCTGCCCTTTGGCGGATTCCCAGCGGCGGGGTTGATCCGATGATGGACTCCGTCAACCAATCGCTGGCGCTGGCCCATGCTGCTCGGGAGTTTCCCCGCGAAGCCTGTGGCTTGTTCGTCATTCACAAGGGCCGGGAGTCCTATGTCCCATGCCGCAATATCGGCGTGGGCACCGACCAGTTTGTGATCCACCCCGAGGACTATGTGCGCGCCGACCAGCTCGGCGAAATCGTGGGGGTGTTTCACTCTCACCCCAACTTGAGCCCTGAGCCCAGCCAGGCGGACCGTGTGGCCTGCGAGGCCACGGCGCTGCCCTGGTTCATCGCGAGTTTCCCGGCGGGGCAGTGGATTGAGCTTCGCCCGCAAGGCTACGCTGCACCCTTGGTCGGACGCGAGTGGTCGCATGGCGTGCTTGATTGCTACTCGTTGATCCGGGACTGGTACGACCAAGAGCGCGGCATCGATCTGCCGGATTTCACCCGCTTTGACGAGTGGTGGAAGCGTGGCGAAAACCTGTACCTCGATAACTTCGCTGGCGCAGGCTTTCATGTGGTGGAGCCAGGTGAAATGAATTTGGGTGATGTCCTGCTGATGCAGGTCGCATCGCCCGTACCCAACCACGCCGCAATCTACCTGGACGATGGCCTGATCCTTCATCACCTGCAGGGCAGGCTCTCCAGCCGGGATGTGTATGGCGGCTACTGGCAAAAGATCACCACCCACACGCTACGTCACACCCTTAGACATTGCACAGCAACCAACCCATCTCCATGACCACCATCATCCTTCTCGGCGAGCTGGGTAAGCGCTTCGGGCGCAGGCACAAGATGGCGGTTGCCTCGGCAGCGGAAGCAGTTCGAGCCTTGTGTGCGAACTTTCCCACCTTCGAGCGAGAGGTGAGAGAGGTGTTGGCTACCGAGTACTCGCAGGGCGGGACACCTTGAATCTTGAGCGGCTGCATGAGCCTACGGGCCAGCAGCACATCACGATTGCACCGGTGATCTCCGGTGCTGGGGGCAATGGTCTGGGCCAGATCCTTTTGGGTGCGGCCCTGATTGCCGTGTCCTGGTGGAACCCGATGGGCTGGGCTGCTGCTGGCTCGTTTCTCTCTCAGGCCACCCTCTATTCGGTGGGCACTTCCATGATTTTGGGAGGCGTGGCTCAGATGATTGCACCCACGGCCAAGTCCTCTGATCCTTCCGAGCGACCAGAAAACCAGCCGAGCTATGTTTTTAACGGCGCTGTTAACACCACGGCCCAAGGGCATCCAGTGCCGGTGGGTTACGGGCGTCTGATCGTGGGTTCTGCTGTGATCAGCGCAGGCATTGATGTGGATGAGATCGCTGTATGAGCACCCAGAGCACTTCTCTGATCATTGGCGCAGGTGGTGGTAAAGGTGGAGGGGGCAGCGCTCGCGTGGCCCAGGAAGCGCCCGACAGCCTGCGCTCCAAAGCCTATGCACGGGTGGTCGACCTCGTCTGCGAGGGTGAGATCGAGGGCTTGGCCGTTGGCCTGCAATCCGTGTACCTAGACGACACGCCCATCCAGAATGCGGATGGCTCGTACAACTTCACCGGCGTGACGTTGGAGGCGCGCACAGGCACCCAGCAGCAAAGCTACATCCCTGGCTTTTCCTCTGTGGAAAACGAGGTGTCCGTCGGGGTGGAATGCAAATTCGGCCAGCCCGTGGTGCGCTCCATCACCGACCCGGACGTGGACGCGGTGCGGATCAAGGTCAGCATCCCGACGCTGACGCTGCAGGACACGACCAATGGTGACCTGAACGGTACCTCGGTCAGCTATGCGATCGACTTGCAGTCCCGTGGAGCCGGGTATGTGCAGATCCTGCAAGACACTGTTTCAGGCAAGACCTCATCGCGCTACCAGCGCAGTTACTACGTTCCTTTGTCCGGGACTGGTCCTTGGGATGTGCGTCTGCGTCGCATCACGGCAGACTCGACGCAAACCAGCCTGCAAAACAAGACCTTCCTCGAGTCCTACACCGAGGTGATCGAGAGCAAGCTGCGCTACCCCAACAGCGCGCTGATGGCCTTGCGGGTCGATGCCTCGCAATTCACCTCGATCCCTAGGCGCAGCTATGACTTGAAGCTCCTTCGGGTTCGGATTCCTTCGAACTACTTTCCCGAGACCCGCTCCTATGCCGGTGTCTGGGATGGCAGCTTCAAGATCGCCTGGACGGACAACCCGGCCTGGTGCTTTTATGACCTGGTGACCAATACCCGCTACGGTCTTGGCAATTACATCCTTGAGTCGCAGGTCGACAAGTGGGCGCTGTACAGGGTGGCCAAGTACTGTGACGAGTTCGTGCCCAATGGGCTGGGTGGCTACGAGCCACGCTTTACCTGCAACCTGTACCTGCAGACCCGGGAGCAGGCCTACAAGGTGGTGCAGGACATGGCTTCGGTGTTTCGAGGCATGGCCTACTGGTCGGGTGGTGCCATCACGGTCACGCAGGATGCGCCGCAGGATCCGGTCTACCAGTTCACCGCCGCCAACGTTGTCGATGGTGAGTTCGCCTATCAGGGGTCATCTGCCAAGGCTCGGCACACGGTGGCCCTGGTCAGTTGGGTGGATCCGGATGATTTCTACCGCCAGAAGGTGGAATACGTGGAGGACCTCTCAGGCATCGCCCGTTATGGGGTGGTGCAGGCCGATGTGGTGGCCATGGGGTGCACCTCTCGTGGTCAAGCCAACCGGGTGGGCAAATGGCTGCTGTACTCCGAGCAGTCCGAGTCGGAGATCATCACTTTCCGCACCGGACTCGAGGGTGCGGTAGTTCGGCCTGGCGATGTCATCAAGGTGGCTGATGTCAGCCGGGCTGGCATGCGGCGCGGTGGTCGCATTGCTGCGGCCACAACCGTCAGTGTCACGCTAGATCAAGACCTGCCCGCAGGATCCTGGCGGATCTCCGTGGTGCTGCCCACCGGTGTCGTTGAAGAGCGGCAAGTGGGCTCGCTGTCCGGTCGAACTGTGGGGGTGATCAGCGCGTTTTCGATGGCCCCCCAAGTGGGCGCGATCTGGGTGCTGTCTTCCACGCTCGTGGAGGCTCAACTCTTTCGGGTGGTGCAAGTCGCTGAAAGCGAACCCGGCATTCACGAAATCACGGCGCTGGCGCACAACCCCAGCAAGTACGCAGCCATAGAGCAGGGCCTGGCTCTGCAGCCTCGTGCAATCACGGTGCTATCGACCACGCCTGCAGCCCCGGCTGGGCTGACCGTGACCGAGAGCCTGTATCGGGTCAAGGATCAGGCGCTGGTGCTGATCCAGCTCGGCTGGGAACAGGTCTTTGGGGCACTGGAGTACCAGGTCACCTACCGAGTCAACGGCGGCAACACGGTCACGCTGCCCAAAATCTCCAGCACCTATCTGGAAGTCCGAAACGCTGAGGCAGGTGACTATGTCTTCACGGTTCGGGCTGTGGGGGTGTCGGGCAAGCTGGGCAATTCGGCAAGCCTGAGCCAGAGCATTCTGGGCAAGCTCCAGCCGCCAGATGATGTGCAGGACTTTGTGGTGCTG